CCTGCGAGGGGCGCTCCGCGCCCCGGATCCTCTGCGAAGTGGGTGTCGAAATTTGACTAGGTCGATTGGACCGAAGTTAAAATTTCCATTATTACCCCACTTCGGTCCACGGACCAGTAGTTAAACCTACAGGTTTTCTACGGGACGTCTTGCCGTATGTCCACAATCTGGTACAGATTGTACATACGTCCGGTCCACTTGCGTCATAAAAAACTAAATAAGCGCTAACGAAGCAAAATGTTTGAGCATTGGATGATGACTACGAACTTTTTGATTAGCGTATCTGCTATTTCAAGTTTTTTACTTGCATTATACAATCATGTTAATGCACCTCAATATCCTATCGCACGCCCGATTTTGAGAAGGTGTGAGGCAACTACCGCATCAGAATGATAGGTGAACCAGAGGATCCACCGGATTTTCTGTACCCACCTCCTCTTCTGTATGACTTGCGGTAGTTGCGACGATAAGAACGTCTGTAAGACGTCTTACGCCTCTTTGGATAGATCCATTTTTTAGTTTTTCTAAAATAGGTCTTGCACCCTTTACACTTCTCTTTCATAGCGGCGTTGTATGCGCATTTTTCTTCGCAAGTGTATTTTTTTCTACATGAACAACCACCGGTTGTTTGTGTATATGAATCTTGATTCAAACCTGTTCCCGCCATGTTACCGTAAAGACCACCGTCTTGTCCCGCGTAACCTGCATTTGAAACAGGAAGCTCATAACCACCAGTGGTGGTCGTACCACCATCTGTGGTTGTACCTAAGCTATTGCTGAAATCATCTAAACGTGGCATTTTACCGGGACGAGGATTTGGTTCCATGTCCGGACGCGTAGCGTTCGAATGCATCCAAGTTTCATCGTCATCGTACATAGGAGGATAAGTAGCGTAAGGAGGGGTGAGTGTCGACATACCCGGTGTATCAGGTGCATCTGAAAAGTCCAACCTACCTGGTACAGCTCGGGATGTCTGACCCCCTCCACCCCCACCTACGATTCCAGCGGCGACATGTCGCAAAACATTTCCTCCGCCTATTCCACCATCAGCAATACCACTCATTACTCCCCCGAGTACATTTTTAATCAAACCTCCTCTTCCAAATCTTCCGACCATGGTGAATTGTTGTTGCTGTCCTAACGGTTCTTCTACGAAAACTGTGAGATCTTCTAACAGATCTTTAAGCACAATCAATTCTAATGTCCCATTTAACCAAATGGGTATTCGGCCAGACGTCGTACAAATTGTCGACCCTATATCCTATGCAAGAGAAGAACTATACGAGGAAGAGTTATCTGGTGGAGGCGGAGGCGCCGTAGGGCTGCCGGAGGATCCATTGTATCCTTCTGACGCTAGGTCTGATTCTCTAGCATGGACTCCAATGTATCGAGGAAATCAAAACCCTGTTTTTGATGTTCAATTCGATCCATACACCTATCACGGTGTTGGTACTGAATCTGCTTCTTACACTGATGGAACATGGTATGATTGGGACGGTGTTACAACGTTCCCAATTTGGGTTCCTATTAGTGCTACAGAAGCAGAAAAGAGTGCACACCGCCAGGCGTGGTTTGATTTTCTTTTTCCTGGCTATGATACAGGGAATTTTTGTATTCGTGGTTTAAAACAACTTTACGAATTACATAATCCCTTTCAAGATCCTTATCATCCTACAGTTCGTGAATGGGAACTATGGAATGATAAGGTATTGAATCATTTTCGTTTTTTGTCTGGCCTTGATATAGCAATTCCTACACAGGAATTATATATACAATGTGCCTGGACTAAAGAACGAAAGACCACAAGTCTCTGGGATACGAAGTATCCTGGAACTTTGGATTCAGCTTATGGTCCTTGTCTCGGAGGTAGCAATATTCATTGTGGCGCAACTTTTGTACCTTCCGATCCACTCGACCAACTACCTTATTGGAACGAGGTATTTGTCAAATACCCTCGCGTTGCCATTCCAGATTTGATTACGACAGCTTCTGCGACAGAGGCTGTTAATGTTTGGTACAATGGCACTGCTATGACCGCTTTTTCTCGTAATTTAAGAAAGCTTTATGACGGATCTGCTCGTCTTGGCGTCCAAATCGGAGGCCACGGCGGACCTTATGCCTTTCGAAAGAATTACGGTCTGTATATCGGTCGGTCCAAATGGGCCGGTGATTTCACAAATCCTCCTAGCGGTTATACTTATTAATTCAAGATGTCAACTGTTGATTACGTTAAATCTCTTTTAGACCCATTCGATACAACCTTTGCACAGCCAAAGTTGTTTGATGGAGCCGTTACTCGATCTTCTGGTTTGAAGTTTCGTTCAACTGGGAATATTACATTAGATGCTACCGGTGCTGACAATCTAATTGTTTTATTTCCCGGATTAAGCAACTGTATGTCATGGAAGATAGGATCTGGGTCTTATCAAACTCATTCAGTGTTTCCAACACACGTTGGAACACCAACTGATCGACAAAATCTCAACCGAGCTCGGTTAGTTTCAAGTGCTCTTAAGATATCCCTTTTAAATTCCTCCGATGATAATGAGGGATATTGGGAAGCTATCCGTGTTCCTATGGAGGAATTCAAAGGCCAAGCTTTGACACTTGTTGATGCATCTGCTCCAGTCGGGGAAGATTATGCTGTCGTTCCAGGTAGTACGTTCTCTGTAACCAACCTCTCCAACTATCAAACTTTTCAAACAGGCCGTTTGAAGGATATTCATCGTTTCCTTTTCAAATTGAACTCGAACTCTGCAGACCATCCATTTACCTCTGTAAAACACCAGAGTGCAGCTGTGGTCGCAACTGATTGCGTTGATCCTTATTTCGATGTCGTCATTATTCGTATCGTCGGGCGAATTGACGCAGTTACACCCTCAATGATTCAGTACGATTTGGTTTCTAATCAAGAGATAGTATATAGGGACAATACTGTCATGGGACGCTTGGCTACTATGAACGTTATGATCCCTAATCTTCCTGTTCTACTTGATAGAACCAAGTTCATTCTTCCTTCTGTTCAGCTTGCGTAGTATCATCGATAAAAGGTAAATTACTTAAAGGATCACATTCAATTTCTTCCAAAGCTTCAAGAAATCCCAACATCATTTCTCGTGTAGATGCAATAAAAGCCATTTTATGTTCGTCGTCTGGCATTCTCATGTAGAATCCAATCCACGAATCCAAGTTTTGAAACCAAATTTCAAGAAATTGATTAATCATCCTGTATATCATTATGAGAAGAGAATCGTGTGAACGATTTTCAAGTCGGTACGAAGTTTTGAGTCGGCACGAAGTTTCGATCAAAAACTTCAAGATCTTTTTTTATGACACATAAAAAATGACAGATTTCGATGCTGAATTGTTTCTTCGCATATTGCATACCGAGTGTTCGGAAGAATACGAGTTGGTTGCCGATATGTCTCGTGCAAAACATTGGTGTTTTACTTTAAACAATTACACCTTCGAAGATGTTGACCGCATTACTAATAATGCTACTGCATTTGACTACATTGTCTTTGGGAAGGAGATTGGAGATAGCGGAACTCCACATCTCCAGGGCTTTGTATCTTTTCCTAACAGAGTACGACGTAAACTCTGTATTGAAAAGATTGGTCAAGCTCATTTTACGATTGCACGGCACATTGATAATTCTATCAAGTATTGCAAGAAAGACGGCGACTATGTCGAGATAGGAACACCCCCCAAAGGACAAGGAACTCGGAGCGATATGGAAACTTTCATGACGGCAGTCGCAACTGGAACCACCGATATGAAACGTTTACGTACAGAGTTCCCACTAGTCGTTGCAAAATACCCCAAGTTTTGCTACGATTTCGTCCAAGATCATCTTCCCAGCAAACCAGTCGAGCTCTTTCCTCTAAAGCCTTGGCAACAGGCTCTTTACGACAGCCTAAAGCATGCACCAGATTCACGAAGCATTTTTTTCATCGTTGACTACGAAGGAAACGCTGGGAAAAGCTGGTTCGGTCATTACTATTGCTTTTGTAACGACAATGCACAAGTCCTGCTACCAGGCAAAAAGGCCGACATGTCCTACGCCCTCGATCCTAAAACAAGAGTTTTATTCATCGATGCACCACGATCCAAACAAGGAGAGTTTCTCCAATACGACTTCCTCGAAGATGTGAAAAACGGTTACGTGTTCTCATCCAAGTACGAAAGTCGTGTTAAAACACTTCAACCATGCCATGTTGTAGTATTCATGAATGAAGATCCTGACATGAACAAATTATCTAAGGACAGATACGTCATTAGGCGTATCAAGCATTCTCCTTAAATAATTGACACGATTAACCATAAGTAAAGGTGATTTTACCAACTCACTTCTACTTAACGACCAAGGCGCGTGCTTGCCACGCGTCGGCGCGTGCTCGGCACGAACCCACTAAAACATGCCACCGACCCCTAAAACTATTCACAACTTTGTCTCATAAAACATAATGGGCAAAGTCGATGAAGTTCCTAACGGTGGCATTGGCTGGGTTCAGCAATGCAATCATCTATCTCGCAAAGGATACATCACAGACAATTACATGCTCGTACCTTCTAAGACTCATCGCGGTTACCTCCGTACTGCGACTTCTCCTTACGGACGCCACATCGAGGAGATGCTTCGTCTTAACATGTTGTTTAACTGGCTTCTTGGTGAATTCGGCCCTGTTGACGATTTTACTATCACCAGAGAAAACGTTCTTAACATGTACGAAGATCTTCTTGGATTTCCTGTTCAAGGTGTGGATATCATCGAAAGGATGATGGTCGGTAAAGAACTCAAGTTCTGGGACCACATCTTGAATGGAGACAAACGTAAGAACCCTTTGGTTCAACCAGGACAGAAATAGTAAAGTAACTAGTAATAGGTAAACACTATTTCAGTACCGTCTGTCCGTCTACCCTAGGTTAGGGTTAGGGTTAGGGTTAGGTTAGTCCGCCCTTAACCCCACCCCCGCCGGGGCCACTTCGTTCCCGCGAAGCGGAGCCCCCTGGTGATTGTTATAAAAGAATACCCCCGGGGGGCGCTTGGCGCCCCAGGGGCCGGGCGCAGCCCGCGGCCCCGGCCCGGGGGAGAGGAGTGCGAGAGGAGCGCTGGGCGCGACTAGCACTCCGAACGCACTAACCTGCGAGGGGCGCTCCGCGCCCCGGATCCTCTGCGAAGTGGGTGTCGAAATTTGACTAGGTCGATTGGACCGAAGTTAAAATTTCCATTATTACCCCACTTCGGTCCACGGACCAGTAGTTAAACCTACAGGTTTTCTACGGGACGTCTTGCCGTATGTCCACAATCTGGTACAGATTGTACATACGTCCGGTCCACTTGCGTCATAAAAAGCTAAATAAGCGCTAACGAAGCAAAATGTTTGAGCATTGGATGATGACTACGAACTTTTTGATAAGCGTATCTTCTATTTCAAGCTTTTTACTTGCATTATACAATCATGTTAATGCACCTCAATATCCTGTCGCACGCCCGATTTTGAGAAGGTGTGAGGCAACTACCGCATCAGAATGATAGGTGAACCAGATGATCCACCGGATTTTCTGTACCCACCTCCTCTTCTGTATGTTTTGCGGTAGTTGCGGCGATAAGATCGTCTGTAAGACGTCTTACGCTTTTTTGGATAGATCCATTTTTTAGTTTTCCTAAAATAGGTCTTGCATCCCTTACACTTCTCCTTCATAGCGGCGTTATATGCGCACTTTTCTTCGCAAGTGTATTTCTTTTTACACGAACAACCCCCGGTTGTTTGTGTATATGAATCTTGATTCAAACCTGTTCCCGCCATGTTACCGTAAAGACCACCGTCTTGTCCCGCGTAACCTGCGTTGGACACAGGGAGCTCGTATCCACCAGTGGTGGTTGTACCGCCATCTGTGGAAGTACCGAGGCTATTGCTGAAATCATCTAATCGTGGCATTTTTCCAGGACGAGGATTTGGTTCCATATCGGGACGCGCAGCGTTCGAATGCATCCAAGTTTCATCGTCATCATACATAGGAGGATAATTAGCGTAAGGAGGGGTGAGTGTCGACATACCCGGTGTATCAGGTGCATCTGAAAAGTCCAACCTACCTGGTACAGCTCGGGATGTTTGACCACCACCACCCCCGCCTACGATTCCTGCGGCTACATGTCGCAAAACATTTCCTCCGCCTATGCCACCATCAGCAATACCACTCATTACTCCACCGAGTACATTTTTAATCAAACCTCCTCTTCCAAATCTGCCGACCATGGTGAATTGTTGCTGCTGTCCTAAAGGTTCTTCTACGAAAACTGTGAGATCTTCAAATAGATCTTTAAGCACAATCGATTCAAATGTCCCATTTAACCAAATGGGTATTCGGCCTAATGTCGTACAGACAATAGATCCTACATCTTATGCAAGAGAAGAACTTTACGAAGAAGAGTTAGAAAGTGGAGGTGGAGGCGCCTTAGGGCTGCCGGAAGATCCTCTTTATCCTTCTGACGCTAGGTCTGATTCTCTAGCATGGACTCCGATGTACCGTGGAAATCAAAACCCTGTTTTTGATGTCCAATTTGACCCTTACACTTATCACGGTCCTGGCACTGAATCTGCTTCTTATACTGATGGAACCTGGTATGATTGGGATGGCGTTACGACATTCCCAATTTGGGTTTCTATAAGTGCTACTGAAGCAGAGAAGAGTGCACACCGCCAGGCTTGGTTTGATTTTTTATTTCCTGGTTACGATACAGGAAACTTTTGTATTCGTGGGCTCAAACAGCTCTACGAATTACATAATCCTTTTCAGGATCCTTATCATCCAACAGTTCGTGAATGGGAACTTTGGAATGACAAGGTACTTAACCACTTTCGTTTCTTGTCTGGTCTTGATATTGCAATTCCAACACAGGAATTGTATATCCAATGTGCCTGGACAAAAGAACGCAAAAGTTCAAGTTTGTGGGATACGAAGTATCCTGGAACACTTGATTCATCATATGGACCTTGTCTTGGAGGTTCAAACATCCATTGCGGAGCATCCTTCATACCATCCGATCCTTTAGATCAATTACCTTACTGGAACGAGGTATTTGTAAAATATCCTCGAGTTGTTATACCAGAGTTAATAACAACACCTTCCGCCACTGAAGCTGTTAACGTCTGGTACAACGGAACAGCCATGACCGCATTTTCACGAAATTTAAGGAAGCTTTACGATGGATCCGCTCGACTTGGCATCCAAATAGGAGGTCATGGCGGACCATATGCCTTCCGTCGAAATTACGGTCTATACATCGGTCGGTCCAAATGGGCCGGTGAGTTCACAAACCCACCTAGCGGATATACTTATTAATTTACCATGTCGCAAGTTGATTACGTTAAATCTCTTCTCGATCCTTTTGATACCACTTTTCAACAACCCAAGTTGTATGATGGTTCTATCACAAGGTCGAGTGGGTTAAAGTTTCGAGCAACTGGTAACATTACTCTTGACGCCGCAGGCGCAGACAACTTCTTAGTTTTATTTCCAGGCTTCAGTAATTGCTTTTGTTGGAAAATTGGCGCTGCTGCATATTCTACACACACCACATTTCCAACACATCTTGATACAACAACTAACCGAGCAAATGTGAACCGCCTTCGCAATGTATCAACCGGCTTACGTCTTTCTTTGTTGAACTCTAGCGACGATAACGAAGGTTATTGGGAAGCAGTTAGAGTTCCATACGAAGAATTCAAGGCTCAATGGAACTTTTCAGATGCATCCGCGCTTATAGGTGAGGACATGGTTGTTACACCGACTTCAACTTGGACATTTGGAAATATGGTGAACACACCAACGTTCCAGACTGGACGTTTGCGTGACATTCACCGTTTTTTATTCAAGTTGAATTCCACTGCACCAGACCATCCTTTTATCTCAACATCGTTGAGTGCTACACCAACATTTTCACAATGTATCGATCCTTATTTTGATGTCATTGTCATCAAAATTGTAGGTCGTATTGATGCCGTTACACCATCAATGCTACAGTACGATGTAGTGTCTAATCAAGAAGTTGATTATCGACCTACTACTGTTATGGCACGTCTTGCCACTATGAACGTTATGATGCAAGACCTTCCGGTCTTGCTTGATCGAACACGCTTCATTCTTCCTTCTGTTCAGATAGCGTAGTTTCCTCCATAAACGGTAGATTATTCAACGGATCACACTCTATCTCTTCCAAAGCTTCGAGAAATCCTAACATCATTTCTCGTGTAGACGCAATAAAAGCCATTTTATGCTCATCGTCTGGCATTCTCATGTAGAATCCAATCCACGAATCCAAATTTTGAAACCAAATTTCAAGAAATTGATTAATCATCCTGTATATCATTATGAGAAGAGAATCGTGTGAACGATTTTCAAGTCGGCACGAAGTTTTGAGTCGGCACGAAGTTTCGATCAAAAACTTCAAGATCTCTTTTTATGAACATAAAAAATGACGGATTTCGATGCTGAATTGTTTCTTCGCATATTGCACACCGAGTGTTCGGAAGAATACGAGTTGGTTGCCGATATGTCCCGCGCAAAACACTGGTGTTTTACTTTAAACAATTACACCTTCGAAGATGTTGATCGCATTACTAATAATGCTACTGCATTTGACTACATTGTCTTTGGGAAGGAGATTGGAGATAGCGGAACTCCACATCTCCAGGGCTTTGTATCTTTTCCTAACAGAGTACGACGTAAACTCTGTATTGAAAAGATTGGTCAAGCTCATTTTACGATTGCACGCCACATCGATAATTCTATCAAGTATTGCAAGAAAGACGGCGACTATGTCGAGATAGGAACACCTCCCAAAG